ACCCCACTGTCTCTTCATAAGAGCTGTGGCATATCTTTTCACAAAAACGTCATTGTTCATCTGTGTAGCTTCCGTAGGATCAATAAGACGATGACACTCAATAAGAACATTAGTTCCTTCTTTTAAAAAGTCTTTATCTATATCAAGGTATAGACGATCATTACGTGCTGTAAATCTAAACTGTTGGAAAGATCCATTGTTTAGAACCATATCTAGAGTTTCTAGATACTGTTTATTCATATAGTAGTTAAGGATATCTAGTGATCCAAATGCATATAGATCATTTAAGAACAACTGAAACTCAACACCAAAGAGATTAGAACGGATTGAGTTACTGACAAGACCAAATACTCTAGTAATACCAACTACGTGATCAGGAATTGGAATAAAGTTTGTTGCTTCTAACCAAGTTCCAGTAGCATTTGGTGTTACATTAGTATCAGTAACTGTTTTAGTAACTGTTGCTGCGAAACGAGTTTTATCGTCAGCACTGATTTCGTGATACAAATAAGCACGTTCCATACCATTGTAACAGTTCTCTTGGAAGAACTGAAACGTGTCGTCTATTACATTATTGACCTGTTCATCATCAATATTAACTTGCAACACAGGTTCACCAAGTTGCCTCTTGCAATATGTGATGAGTTCAGTTCTAGAACTTGGAGATGCCATTATACACAAAAATCCCTTCTTACCTATTTAGTAAGAAGGAATCTGGTATTTATTCAGCAGGAGCTTCTGGTGCTGGTGCATCAGTCTCTTCTGGTTTTTCTTCTAGCAAGTTTATGGTTTCTAAACCACCTTGTAGTTTAATTTTATATTCTTTTGCTTTAACTAAATTTTCTTCTAATTCACGAATTTGTGTGTCAGTCTTAGCAATTTGCTCTTCAAAGTTTTTCTTTAGTGTTACGGGATCCATAGTAATCAAAAACGAATGATACGGTATTATTTATGTTAAGGTCTAGCAGCGTTTAAACGAATATTCTCTCGGATATCGTTTAGTGGATTGACATCTTCTAGATATCTATTGTACCTTAACTCAGGCACAAAAGAATCAAACTCTGGTAAAGATGTTTTTCCATCAACTAAATCATTAGCACACTTTGCTAGTTTTACAGCATGACTAGAAATTTTTGCATCTGTATGAGTTATGAATTTCTCTGCTTCAGCAATATATGATTTGATTTGTTCTTTAGCACCAGATCCAAAATCTACTAGAGGAATGTCTTCTTCAAATTGTACATTCTTACTATTAAAGTCTTCTGTCATAAACTCATCATACCATGTTGGTTTTTTAATTTCTGACTTAACTTTAGCAATAGCACTATAGAATGCACCACCTTTTCCAGCAACAATTCCAGCATCCATATCTTTCCAAAGATTATCTAGCTGCTCCTCAACGCCAGGATACGAAGCAGATCTTGCATCTTTATACCTAAAGATCTCTTTGTTTTTCTTGTCAATCCAAGCGTTGAACTCAGACCTCTTTTTTGGAAAATCCATGTTAAATTTACTCTCCGTTTTCTTTTATAGTGAAGGAATACTTGCCGTTGTTTACAGTTTGGGGAAGATAGTTCATAGAAATAGATGTTCTATCACCCATAAAATTGGTAATTCCGTAATAACCATGAAGCATTTCGGATGACCATAATAGAAGATCGCCAGTAGATGGATACAGCGTTTCTAGATTTCTCTTATATTTATTTAGCTGATCATCTTCATGTTCACTTTTAGTTCTTTGTGATATTCTTGGATATAATTCAACGTGAGGACGATAAAATTCAATACCAGAATGCACCCACTCACTTCTATAAACATAAAATGTTCCAGAGACAAGTGAATTGTGATGATTGTGCTTCAATTGACCAGTTCTTTCACCTGCAACATTCATCCAAGAATCTGTTGTAATGATCGGAACATCATTATCAATGATATAATCTAAAACCTCTGTCATAAAATGACGAGCACATTCCTCACTCCATAGTTTAAATTCTTTAAACTCAGGGACTGTATGTAAAATAGAAGTTGCTGCATTATTATAGTAATGCTTTAAAGAAGGATCGGCGTTATTTTCATTGTAATTACTATCGCCAGGACCTATCTTTTCAACAATTTCTTTACAGATTTCATGTATCTCTAAAGTTTTTTCATCATCATAATGATATCTTGTAACAACCTGAGGAAACAATTCAAAGTTTTCAAATTTCATTTTAAGTCAATCCATCCTGTAATAATCATTTTTTCTTTAGTAGTATCAACCTTACCTCTATGGGTATGAGTCCAATCGCTTGGCCAGATTAAAGTTTTTCCTTTCTCTGCAGGAATATATTTATCTTGGTATATAAATTCAGTTCCTCCATCTGGATTATCTGTAAGGAACGTCATCCAAACTAGATGTCTGTAAAGATATTCTTTATCTATACCACGTTCTGAATGCCAAACTTTGAATCCACCACCAACTGGATATTTTTGTATGTTAAAAATAGAGTGCATGGTGGAATCCATACATGCAAATGCATATTCATTAAAATATTTTACCACAATTTTATCCAAACAAGCAAAATATTTACTTAACTTTGGTTCTTTATGAATTAAAAGATAATGAACTGACATGTCAGTAGATACTTTTTTATCAGGTCCTGTGTGATCTCCTTGATCTCCATAAGAACCAGGATACTTTTTTAAGTAATTGCATTCTTCGTAATATGTAATTATATCATCACATAAAGATTCATCAACAGTGTCTTCCATAATAAAATCATCTCGCTTTCCAAAATGACCGCGATCAACCCATTGTGGATCCAACAGTGTTTCCATGAATTCATTATTCATCAGTATCTGCCAAACGTATAAAACATTGTAGCGACAATCTAGGTGAACTGTCAACAGTTGTGTTGTTTATCTTATGAAGAATACCATTAGATCCTCCTTTATTAACAACAAGTCTATTTGGATTTGGGTAAAAGAAGTTACCAACAGAGTTCTTCATGATTAAATTATGAAGCTCACTATTATCAAAAACTCCCCATTTTATTTTTTGTTTGTCCTCAATAATATAATTATTTGCCTCTACAGTAACAAACTCTCCACCCCACTCAGGAGACCAATGATTGTGACAATAAAATGTTGCTGCTCCTAAGTAGTGTCTATCATCATGCCAAGACAATCCAGCTCCAGCACCGTAACAGTAAGGAGTCATATGTACTATTAGTTTTTGATCCGTGTCAAATAAATTAGACTCTGGTATAATTTTGTTTACTTGATTAATAAAAGGGATAAGGCAAGTGTTATCTCCTCTATACTCTGGAGTTTCTCCCAACAACCAGAAAAAATTATTACCTCTTAAAATTCTTCCTTTTGACAAATCCCAGACTTTATTCCACTCTCCAACTGGATGTCTAAAGGTAAACGGGTGTCCGTTAATGAAGTCAAATATATTTTTAAATTCTTCTTCTGTAATTACGTCATCATATACTTTGGTGTTAGCACCATCAAAAGACAAATTCATAAAGTAGTCATTCAATCATAAGTATTTATGGCTTGGCATTTGTGGATAAAATATACCTACTTCCTATAGCATATCTACCACCATCGTTAAATCCCATATCACTTCTTACACTACCTACACCAGGTCTATAACTACCATAAATTCTTTGGAATCCATAACTACTATAGTCTCCGTTTGGTTCGTTATGAGTGCTGTTTCTCATCCACCATTTACCACCACTTAATACTCTCCAGTCATCACAATTATTACCACCATAATCATAACTTCTCATAATACAACCAGTGTATCTTCCACCACCTGTTGACTTATAAACGTGTCCAATTCCTTCCCAATAAGAAGAAAAATTACTTGAATCATAATCATTTACAGCTCTAGTAGCACCTCTCCAACAACCAATAGATCTTCCTTCCCATAGTTCTAATCCTAGGGCAACTCCTGCATGGTTACTATCAATTCTGTTGACACTTGAACCTCCAGAAATTGGTAGATAATCATACCCACCACCATCTTCAGAAAAATCTACCCACATTTGCAATGCTGATGGCATTTTTTCACTTTTAATCCAATATCTTCCATTACTAAAATTAGGAAAATCTTTGTGTAATGTTATACCATCTTCTGCAGCTGCATCTTCCGAAGACCCATCAGCAGCTACTGCTCCACTAGATGTCCAACCATTTTCACCATAAAACTCAACCAAACCTATTTCAGTATTAAATCCAAACATACCTGTAACACCAGAAGGTCTATTTGA